ATATGAAATTCCTATAGCGGTTAAGTCAATATTATGATAAATAAGTGTAAACGTGAAGAATTACACTTATGGCCATAGTACAAATCTCAAAGATACAGCAAAGAGCAGGTAACCTAGTTGACTTACCGCAATTAGACAACGGTGAATTTGGCTGGGCAACCGATGAAAATAGACTTTTTATTGGAAGAACCGGCAACGCTTATTTAAATGAAAATATTGAAGTATTAACTTCATATTCCAATATAAGTTTTAGCCAAATTGACGGTAGTGACGGCGGTAACTTTAATGTTACTACGCCATTAAACGGGCAAATATTAACATATGTATCCAGCACTGATACATGGGAAAACTATACAGGTTTTAAATCACAGCTAGGTGGAACTAAACTTCAATTAGGTAACGTAGCTAATATTTCAATGACCGGTGGAGCAATTGGTTATGTATTAGAAACAGACGGTGCTGGTAATTTAAGTTGGACTCCTAAAGGAACATTGTATACCACTATTAAAGGGTTAACAAATAATGTAACAGGTAATATTATTACCATGACTGTTTCTAATAGTACCCCATATACTAATGGTCAGCTAGTGACAATTTCAGGTGGAACAATTTCTAATTCTGGTGCAAATTCAAATATTAATGGAAATACATTTTATTTAAAATTAAATGGGGATTATGCTACTTCAGGTAATGTAGTGTTGTATACTGATACGGGATTGACTGTAACAGCCAATGGTGCAGGATTAGTTTCTTATACCGCAAATTCAGGAGTTGCAACTGCTACATTGGGCGTAACTGGAAGTGGTGTAGTAGGTGGTTCAAATACTACTGTACAGTTTAATGATCAAAATATTTCAAATGGTGTTGCTGCATTTACATTTAATAAAAACACAACTACACTAACTATATCATCTGGTAATGTTATTGCTGCAAATATTAATGCAACTACTGCAATTACTAGTCCAATATTAGTTTCAAACATTTCAACCGGTACAGCACCATTATCAGTAATATCTACTACTCAAGTAGCAAATATGAATGTTGCTACTGCAAGTAATTTAATAAATGGTAACTCAAATGTTATTGTAACAGCTAACGGCAATGTCTCTATGTACATCACTGGTAATGCTACTGCACAAATGATTATTACTGCAACTGGTGCTAATATAGCAGGTAACGCTAATATAGTCGGTAATGCTAACGTTGGTAACATTGGCGCTGCTCGAGGTATATTCAGTACAAGTGCTAACATTCCGTTAATTAATAGTGGTACAAGTAACATCACACTTACATCAGGTGGTAATGTTTCAACATATATTGCTGGAAATGCAACTGCTCAATTTGTGGTAACATCAACTGGTGCTAATATAGCAGGTACAGCCAACATAGTAGGTAACGCCAACGTTGGTAATTTAGGAGTTACAGGTGTATTTGCGACAACATTAAGTGCTACTAGTAATGCTAATGTTGGTAATTTAGGATTTGGTACTGGATTGATTACTGGGACTGGTAATATCACCGCAGGTAATATAATTGGTATTATTGCAGCTGGGTCAAATACTATCACAACGACCGGTAACGCTAATGTAGGTAATTTAGGATTTGGTTCTGGATTGATCACTGGTACTGGTAATGCAAACTTAGGTAATTTAAATGTTACGTCAGCAGTAATAGCAAGTACATTAACAAGTAATGTCGCAACTGGCACAGCACCGTTGACAATAACAAGTACAACTGTAGTTCCTAATTTATATGTATCAAGGTCCAATGTAGCAGAGTATAGTAATGTTCAAACTACTGGAATTAATTCTACTTGGTATCCGGTGTTTGTAAATGCTAACACAAGCGCCAACTATCAATTAGCAAGTAATACAAGTTTATCATTTAATTCAAGCAATGGCGCATTATATGCTACAACTTTTATTGGCAATGTATTTGGTAATATATCTGGAAACCTAACCGTTAGTGGTAGCAATACCCAAGTATTGTTTAATGATGCTGGCATAGCTAATGCTACATCTGGGTTTACTTTTAATAAATCGACCGGCGTAGTTTCAATAACCGGTAATCTTGTATCAGGTAATGCTAATTTGGGTAATGCTGCTACTGCTAATTTCTTTATTGGAGCAGGCAATAATTTAAGTAATATACAAGGTGCTAACGTATCAGGTAATGTAGGTAATGCCTTAAATGCTTATGCAGTAGCAGGAGCTAATGTATCAGGAACAGTAGCGAATGCAACATACGCAACAAGTGCAGGTAGTGCAACAACAGCAGGTACTGTAACAACAAATGCACAACCAAACATTACTTCAGTAGGTACACTAACAAGTTTAAGTGTTACTGGTAATGTAACCGCTAGCAATTTTGTAGGAAGTGGTGCAGGCACCCCTACATTATCTTCAGCAACTAATTTAGACTTAAGTGCACCAGTATCAGTAAGAGTTGTTGGTGGAGGCACCCTAAGATTACCTAACTTAACTTCAGCGGCAATTGCTAATTTAATAGCGGCAAATGGAGATGTTGCGTATAATACTACTTCAAATAAATTTCAAGCATATGAAGCGGGTGCTTGGTCAAACGTAAGTGATTTACCTACTACTGTATTGTCTACTGGTGCAAACACAACAGTGGGTAATATTACTGGTAACTGGCAACTTACTGCAGGATCAAGACTCAATGCAACATATGCTGACTTGGCAGAATATTATGAAGCTGACCAACATTATGAACCAGGAACTGTATTAGCATTTGGTGGAGATAAAGAAGTTACCATAGCAGAAGATAATACTGCTAGAGTTGCAGGGGTAGTATCAACTAATCCTGCATATGCAATGAACGCAAATTGTCAAGGTATTGCAACTGCTATTGCTCTACAAGGGCGTGTTCCCACTAAAGTTCGAGGTACAATTCACAAAGGTGATATGATGGTATCAGGTGGTAATGGATTTGCTAGACCTAGTTCATCACCATTAATGGGTACAGTCATTGGCAAAGCATTAGAAAACTTTGATGGTGTAGAAGGCGTGATTGAGATTGCAGTAGGACGTCTATGATGAAAGAATACATTGTTGCTCTTAACAAAGGTGTGGATTATAATCAAGTCTGGAATGATATTGAGAATCACACACTTGGATTAGCACACATCCCGGACAGAGCAATCGGCATAGCAGATAATTTAGATGCGCTAGATAGAGTAACACATTATTTTTTAACTGACGAAGAGGCAGAAAAACTTAGAAATGATCCCAGAGTATTAGGTGTTGAAATTCCGGCTGAACATCGAGATGATATCGTAGTGTCTCTTAATAGCATACAAACAGGTAATTTTACAAAAACAAATAGTAGCACTGGAAATATTGTAAACTGGGGATTGATTAGAAATAGCAATCCCAATAATATATACGGATCATCAGCTACCACTGCTTCAAATTATAATTATGCAGTAAATGGTAGTAATGTGGATATCGTTATTATTGATAGTGGTATACAAATAAATCATCCTGAATTTGGGTCAAGAGTAAATGCATATCAATGGACTAACGCGGTAAATACTAGTACATTCTATACGGATTATGAGGGTCACGGCACTCATGTTGCAGGTATTACAGCCGGCTCTACGTATGGTTGGGCAAAAAATTCTAATATATATGCAATAAAATTTGTAGCGGCGGCAAGTGATCCAGACCAAGGATTCACCGGTCAATCATTTGGTAACATTGCAAACATCCTAGTTAGTTGGCAAAATTCTAAGCCTGTAAACCCATCAACTGGTGTTAAGAACCCCACAGTAGTTAATATGAGTTTTGGGTATGGATTTTCAACTAGTACCTACTATGTGAGTAATGTAACATATAGAGGAACTACATACGCTAATCCTACCATACCAAATAGTGCATATGGATTATATTTTTACCAAGGTTTATATCCCGTTCGTAATTTAACATATGATGCCTATGTAGATGTAATGACTGACGCTGGTATTAATGTTATCAAATCTGCCGGAAATGATGGGTTAAAAATTGATGTACCAGGCGGTGCAGATTACAACAATATCATTCAATTAAAATATATTGCTAATAATGTGTCCATCGGCACCGGAGCTTACATGCGTGGTGCGTCACCGATAAGCAACACCGCTATAGTAGTTGGAGCACTCGACTCAACTACATTTAGTAGTACGCTGGATGCAAAAGCATATTATTCAGATGCCGGCCCCGGAGTCGATATATTTGCATCAGGGTCAAATGTAATGAGTGCTTGCAGTAATGTTAGTAATTTAGGTAAGCCATCTCAACCGTATTATTGGAATACTAATTTTAAACAAATAAACATTTCAGGTACTTCAATGGCGGCACCTCAAATTGCCGGCATTGCCGCATTATTCTTACAAGTAAATCCAACCGCTACGCCAGCACAAGTAAAATCAGCATTAACAACAGTTGCAACCACAACAATGATAGGTAACGTATCTACTAATCCTAGTGGCAATGATTATAGTAATACAGTATCACAATGGGGAGGAAATGCAGGAGTGACATTTATGAAATATAACATAGAATCCGGCTCAAACATTGCCGGGTCTGTTACAATGACCAATGTTAGCATAAATATATAATAAGGAATTTTTAAAATGACAACATACGCATATACAGCAAACATTGCAACACCGGCAGCTTCAGCAAACATTGCAACAGATAAAGTAAGAATAGCCACTTCTAATGCAGCTATTCAATATACTACTAGTTTCCCTAATGTAGCATTAACCGGTAATGTAACTTGTGCTACTAATACTAGTACAGTAACTGGAGTGGGAACATTATTTTTAACCGAATTGGGAATTGGATATTGGATAGGCAATACTGCCGGAAACTCAGCCGGCATTGTTAAAGCAATTGCTAATAATACTAGTTTAACACTAACAGCAAATGCTTCTGTGGCAATAGCAAATACTACCGCAAGATATAGTCCATATGGTGTTCCGTATACTGTAGCAAATGCCAATAGCGAAGTTATTCCTGCAAATACTGTGGAAAATAGTATCATAGTAGGACAAGGTAATATTGTATCTTACTTGACAGTAGCTGGTGCTAATTCTATATTCAGTATTACTGAATTGGGAATGCCTCATTCTAATACGGGTACATCAGGTATATTGGCAACCCCTGTTAATGGTGGTCCAAAGAAGTAAATTTTACTCCTTAAGATAAATATATTATACATTCGCATTCGGCGAGTTTATGCGGTCCCCGCCGCGTAGTGACTAGAACTCACTAATATTTCAAGGAGAAACAAATGGGACGCCCTCTAAAAATCGCAAAGGCTCAAGCAGTCTTAACAATTACTGATACAGCAGCAACAGGCAGTATCGTTACAGTATCAGGTGGAAATCTAACTACAAGCCCTACCGTAGGTGTAGCTAAAGGTATGTCATTTATAGTTGCTACTACCGTTGGTGGATTGACAGCTAATACAATTTACTATGTAAATGAAATATTATCAAATACTACATTTGATGTATCACAAACTCAATTAAGTGTGCAACCACAAGTAATACAAACATTGACAGACACAACAGGTGGTTCAGTTAGTGTTTCATTTAATGTTGTTGATGCATATTTCAACAATCCACTTGGTGGAGTAGGTTTCCCTACTACAAACAGTAACACATATAGTGTAGTTGGTGGTAATACAGCAATCATTGGTAAACAAGTATTAGCACAAGTTGCTATTGGTGTCAATGGAACAGGTACAGTATACAGTTATTTGGCAGCAAATACTAATCAAAGTATATTTGGAGTAGGTACTGATTTTGCTAATTTAGCTACAGGTGCAGCACTTCAAGTTGCTGTTGCAAATATCAACGGCTCTACTAACTTTACAGATATTGGTTTTGCATCTGCGACTCACGGTAATATTACTGTAGCGGTTGCTAATACAACAGCAACAGGTAATGTTATTAGAACATCAGGTAATGCTCAAACATTAGAATTAGATATGCCGTTGACATTTGATGCAAGTTTTGGTGGTTTAACTGCGGGTGCAACATATTTCGTTAAAACTGTAGCTAATGCAACTGCATTTACTGTTTCTGCCACTCAAGGCGGCGATCCACAAGCTATTACATCTAATGCAAGTGTTACTGGTAATGCTATTCACAATCGTGTAGTGTTAAATGCTAACTGCCCAATCGCATTTAGCAACGCCGCATTTGTTTATGCAAATGATGAAGCAGGTTATATTGTTCGTCAAAAAGGTAAACAAAAGTATCTAGTAACAGGTTCAACAAGTGGTTTGACAGCACAATGCTATACAGCAAATGTTGCTAATACAGCATTGACACCAAACTCAATGCGTATTCTTGCTACATATGCTAATAGTTCTACTCAAACAGTTCAAAGTCTATCTGATCACACTGGTGAGTTGTTTACTGCTACTTCAGGTCCTATCGCTACAGGTAATATTGTGTTTCAAAATGCTGCTCCAGTATTTGCAACATTCAATACAGCAGCAGCAGCTAATGCGACCAACGGTCAACCGTATGAATTAGTTACTATTGCAAGTGCATAATCATGGCAACCGCAACAAGTAAGGCTACCAAAATGCAACCTGAAACTGAAATTGCGGTACTTCAGTTCCAAGTTAAGAGCCTCGAAGAAAAAATCGGGGAACTTAAAGTGGATCTGAAAGCACTACATGATGCTATCGAATCTAATGCAGAAGAAACTAGAAAAATGTTAAAATCTATGCGTGAGCAAGATGTCAAGGAACATACTGAATTAGCGAATAAAGTATCAGCACTTGAAAAGTGGCGATGGATGTTAATGGGGGCCGGTATAGTAATCGGTTCTATGGGCTTCCCCACAGTGTCAGCACTGCTAAAATAAAAAAAGAGACTTAGGTCTCTTTTTTTGTAAGTGTCTTTAGTTTTTCCTGCACAACATCAAAGTTTACTGTACTAAACAATCCAGGATGCAATGGCTTAGGATATTGATTATCACCTACCCATGCATATCCACAATGTTCTTCATTTAATGTTGGTACAAATTCATCAACTACTTCACAAAAAAATGTATGATATGTGAATGTATGATTGATAAATTTCTGTATAGGTACTAGTTTTGCATTGCTTGGAAATATTCCTATTTCTTCCTGACATTCTCTAGCAATACCCTCAAAGAGAGTTTCATCATCTTCTATTTTACCACCAGGAATACCCCAATTGCCTGGGTTCTTGTTGTCTGTGCGTAACAGATAAAGGTAGCGATTTGTTTTATTACTATAAAAGAAAACTCCGGCTGATGTATTGCTCATACTATGATTTATCACAGTATTAGAT